GGAACAACAGCCTCCCCTATATCGAGGATTCCAATAACCTCCATCGCATCAGTAACAATCAAGGCCGTATCCAGCGTTAGAGTAGTACCGGAGAAAGAGTAGTTGTTCTGCTGCTTAACTCCATTTATCGTGATGATAAGGGATTGCTCACTTGCGGGTACCCAAGTAAGTGTATGCGTAGCAGACGTTGAGCCTGTTACGTCAATCCTCCGTATCTCAGAGGACTTTAGTTCAACTTGGCCTAAATAACTCATGTGATTTCAAGTATACCTAAGACCGCCTCTGCGTCAGAGTTGACACTAGCGGTCATGTGGATGTCTCCAGTTGGCTCTAAATCTATCGGCTTATCAAGCACCAGAGTAGAACCTGCGGGTACAGGTACAGTTTTCGCTACATGGTAGTAGGTATCTCCAGAGGTTGCTCTAGCCTTTATATCGACATTTACTGAGGATGTCCCGTCTATGTTGCTTATATAACAGGAGTGGACAATAGACGTTGTAGCGCCCGGAGCGGTGTACACAACGCCTCCGCCTGTAGTTAATGCAGCCCCTTGATTCTTAAACGTATTAGCCATCCTATCCTCCTAATGCAATCGCCATCGCTATAGCTGTTCCTGCCGGATCGCCAGCCGTACCCCAAGAGGCATCAGTTCCGTCATTGGTTAAAATCTTACCAGTCTGCCCCGACATATTAGGAACTATAGCTGTAGTAGACGTTGATGGAAAGCTGTTCTTTAGGACAGTCTTCAGCATCCTTAAATGATCGTCGCCTTCCCCAACAGGGTCACCAACAACAGGATTAGTTGAGACTAATTGTGTTACCCATGTGGCTGATTCGACAGCCATTATGCGGTCGCCGCTGTAAGGGTTACAGTCACTTCCAGGGTATCCCCGGAAATGACATCTCTGGCAGAAGCAAAGTCCACAACGCCGTATAGTGATCCACTTGAAGACCCCTTAGAATCGGAAGAAGATAAGAAAGCCCCCGCTATCGTAGCCGTTCCATTTATAGAGTATGTGGCCTTACTGGAAGAGTTATCACAGGTACTGGTGGTTGTGCCAGTTATAGAACCAAGCGTTAGCGTTTGTCGGTAAGATTGGGAGTAGGGTGTTAGTTCAGCCCACGTTGAGTGAGAACCCATAGTATCGGCAATTACAGCAGTTCCTGCTCCCTTTAAGCCCACATACCAACCAGTAATCTGTGTGACGCTCTTGAATATAACGCCTAGCACATGGTTCGCACCCTCTGTTGTAACAAGATTCTTGTTCTTTTCTCGCCACTTTTCCTGACCGTCAGAACCATAACAAACCATTTCCCATACATTCTTCAGGCCGATACCATAATCATTATCGTGTTTCATTTTTAGACCTCCATCGGCCTTCATTATTGGTTGCATTTTCAATCTGGGTAATCCACCTTAGTCCATGTTGTTGATGGGTCTGATACACTAGACCACGTTGAGGAAGGATCAGTTACAGCAGTCCATGTAGTTGTTGGGTCTGCCTCCGGGTTCCACAGAAAGCTGTTTGTAGCTGATTGAGAGAAACTTCCAGCAAACGTAATGGAATCTGAGAAAAACAAACTACCGGAAGACGTATAAGCAGCATCCACCCCAAATGTAATGGATGGACTCATAGTTGTTGCTCCGGTGCTTAACTGCGATAAATCAGCAGCAAACGTACCAGCACCCTGCACTATAACTCCATGCTGCATATCAGAGCCTATAGTTGCTCCTAACGATGCAGATACGGGCATGGTAGTTCCGACAGTATTCGCGTAAGATGCGTCTAGCCCAAACGAAATAGAGGCTCCCTTTGTGTGACTAGAATCCAGAGTAAACCCATCACCTATGGCATAAGTAGCACTCCCTGTCTCAGCGGGGGTATTCCAATTTATTCCTATATTACTCCACAGGATTGGAGAGGTAGCCTCTGCCCATGTAATGGGTGCAACCATTATACATATCCGCTAGTGTTCATAACCCTAAGGGCTGAACCCGAATGCCTATCCTTATTATCTTGTTCCTGTAGATCAGATACACCCTGTTGTAGGGCTTGTGCCCACAGAGGAACCCTCTCATCATTCATTATAAAAGGCTCTGCCTCCAGCATAGTTCCATAGAGGTATATATCTGGGGCGTTAGTTAATAACCAATTAATAGAATCAGGGTATCCTGACGTTGTCGCACTAGCAAGGTTGTCAAACTTTTTATAGAATAACATTTCCACTTCCATTACAGTAGCAGGGATTGGCCCAAAGGATACCTCATTAGCTAGAATGGTATAAAACTTAGGGGTTCCAGAGGTGCTTCCTCCCCATACCCTATCATAGATCTCTGGGGTTACATAAGATAAAGTTGTCAGGGGCGATGTATTAACCTGGAAGTTACGCATCTGTATATAACTGGCTGGCAATGCTAGATTTCTCTGGCCTGCCACAGTAGAAGCGGTTTCTTTTGTTTCCATAGAGCGTAGGCGCAAGACTCTATTGAATCTTGCTTCTGCCAAAGCTATAAACTCCGGTATCCTATCTGTCAGATCATCTCTGTCTAACCAGTTAGCTACAGCCGTTTTTAATTCGGTGTAGTTACTAATAGCCATTAGACGTTACGGGCTGAATAGAATATTTTTTGGTTTAAGACTCTGTATCCGTTTGCTGTGTCAGTTTGTGCACGTCCTGCGACTCCGAATGCGTATAACCACATAATTAAACCCTCGTTGGTGTAGTTCTAAAATATTTATTGTCTGGATCGTTAAGATACTTCTTCATAAGGTTATGATCTTTCTCTATCGCTCCATTTGTTTCCTTCATCCACTGAGTCCATATATTCAACGGTATAGAGGCAACCCTTACGCCTTCGCCAGCTTTCCCAGGAGTTAGTAAGTCGCCGTAATTATTATAGGCTTTCTTATTCTCCTCCAGAACTGGCTCTACGTCCTGATATGTGTTTACAGTAAACTCTTTTTCATCCGCACTTGAATGAAAAGTAGTATGTAACATATTAGGTTGTACTTTTTCAGTCATCTTAGATGATACCCCTGATCTTCTCCCTTTACAATTTTATCCATACGGGATTTTGTGTCAGAAAGTTTTTCCTCAAAAGTCATAGGCTTCTTTTGTTTTGCTGGCTTCTTTTTTACAGACTTACTCGTTTTACCAGCCATAAACCTTTCCCACCTTTGAAACCTGAGAGCTTATAACATTATCTATAGACCCATTATGATCTGTATGCCCTAAAGCACCATCTACCCCAGGCCCATACTTTTTAAGTTTAGGCTCTCCCTCTGCGTAAGGCGGAGGATTCATGTCTGGGCCGATAGCTGTTGCACTGCCCTTACTAGGCGGTTGTCCAATATGTGCCATCTTATTTCTCCTTTGAGGCAAAGCCCCCCGGAGGGGGCTAAACCAAGACTATTTAGATTGCGCTCTTTAACTGACCACTTCCGTTGCCATTTTTAGCTCGCAAACCGTACTCAGCAATCAAAAGCTGTTTTACACTATCGCCAGACTTGGCAAGAGTTTCTGTACGGAAAGGACGTAGATAGTCAACAGACCACAGGTCAAAGTCGATAAAATCAACGTTGGTAGCAGGGATGAACCGATCAGGCACAACCTTAAACGTACCAAAGTCCGTAACAAGAACATCAACAGCATTTACGGCGGTGATATTATCTTTAGAGCCTATGTCTTTTCTAGGGGCAGCAACCACAGCGCCACCAACAGAAGAGCTACTAATAGTACCCTTTACAGTGCTATTGCACAAAATGGTATCGGGTGTTCCACCCAAGTTCCAGATACGCTCAACAACATTGTTAATCAGAGCAATAGTAGTTGTCGTACTAGCGCCACCAGTAGCAGAGTTTGTCGTTCCATCTGGATAAGTTGAAGCACCACTATTAGTGATACCAAGACCGGTAGAAGCAGCAACAACATTTGACGTGCCAGCAGCATTGGTTCCAACCCAAGTTGAAAAGGCAGCGGTTTCCCTAGCAGTACCAGAAGAACCAAGAACCTTAACCGTACCCTGAAGTAACATATACTCCATATCACGCTTCATTTCTTTAGCGCGTTTGGCTAGTTGATAAGCCTGAGTTGACTTTCTACCCGCAAAGTCTACCGCTTCAGCAGTGCCAGAACTCTGGACTTGCGTTGCGGAGATTTGGGTGTAGTTAGTCAGACGGCGAGGCTCTGTCGCAGCAGTAGAAGCATAATCGTTACCTTCTATCTGCGTATTCATGGCGACTGTCTTCAACTCGTCTGTTTGCCACTCGTACGTGGTGTTATCCGCAGAACCGCGCCCACATCCGTTGAGAAATGGGGTGTCCATTGGACTGATATTGTATATAATGTTTGATAGGTCTTCCCTGATGCCAATAGCACCATAGGTTTCCCTAGTATTTGACGGAACTGCCATAGCATTTCCCTCCTTAGTTAAATGTCTATAAAATCCTCCAAGAGCGCAGACGCATCATCAAGATGTCCTGTGCCTCGAAGACGCTTCATTTGTGCAGTACG